ATGCACTACGATTTTATTGAAATAGGAACCTCTGATTTTGATACTCTGCTTGAAAAGGCAGATCCTCAGGTTACCGGAATTTCGGTTGAGCCCATTGCGTACTACTTGGACAGATTACCCAACAACCACATAGTTAAAGCCAACTCTGCAATTAGTGATTGTGATGGAGACCTATTAATTTATTGGGTTAGGCCCAATTTAATTACAGAGAACGGCCTGCCTGATTGGGTTAGGGGCTGTAATTCAATTAACGAACCTCATCCAACCGTAGTATCCCTACTTGAGGCTAAAGGCCTTCCTGATCTAATGGAATCCCTAACATGTAAAGTTTTAAGTTGGGATTCGTTCGTTGAGCTGTATGAAATATCATCAATAGGCCATTTGAAAATAGACACAGAGGGTCACGATCCAGTAATACTTAATGCTCTACTTCAGTCAAAATACTCGATCCGACCGGTCACGATAACGTTTGAGAGTAATGAGCTCAGCCTGCAACACGAACCTCTCGAAATCCTTCACAAGCTAACGTCACTCGGCTACGAGATTGCTGATACTGTCGGCGCAAACATAACCGTAAAATTAAAGCAATGAAACTCTCAGCCGGCTACGTTGTCTTCGACGGATTAGAAACTCTTGAGAAATCAATTCTATCGATTCGTGAATCAGTAGATTTAGTTTTGGTCTCATACCAAAGAATTTCTTGGGGAAATACTAAGTGCTCAGAAGATCTCATACCCACATTAGAGAGACTCAAGGCGAGTGGCTTAATTGACGAAATATTGGAATTTAAGGATTTCGTTCCATCATCTCTGGTCACATCCGAAGAGGTGCTGAGAGCAAAGGCCTATGAGACTAGAAAGAGGCAGAGCTTGCTAATCCGATCATTGGAACTTGGAGCAACTCATTACCTGTCAATGGATGCTGATGAGTTCTACGTTAGTTCAGAGTTCAATGAAGCTAAGCTGCAAATAGTCAAAGACGATTTACAGGCAACCGCCGTTCGCTACATTAATTATCTCACTCCGACCCTGCATCAAGGCTACTCTCAATTCAAGGTACCATTCATTTATAAGATAGGCCCACGAAGTCAGCACGGGCCCGCGCAGTTCGTATTTTCAGGCATTGATCCAACTCGCGGAATCATTGATGAATCGATCACTCGTTCCAGAATATTTAGCCAGGATGTCGTAACGATGCACCACATGGAAATGGTTAGAGAGGACCTGCTTGGAAAGTACAATGCGAGCAGTAGATTCTTTATGAATCGCGAGCAATTACCGATTTTAGTTGAAGACATTAGGACCGCTCAAAAGACACAGAACCTTAATTTTAGAGCGATTCATTTCGGTGATTCATTAAGCGGTACAAATCGACCAATGACCTTGGTCGAATGCGATGACCTATTCGGTTTACTTGGTCACAGTTACCGATTGTGAAAGTAGGCTCGGTAGAGCGCTTGTTACGTAGGCCGCACACGCACCGGGTGTTGATGGTAGTTTTGCATCAATCATACCGGCTAAATAGAGTAAAGTAGCGTATAGAGTTTCTCCCATTACCGCATGTTGTTCAACTCCTTCGGGTGCACCGACTCCAAGACGAGTTAAATTTCCCTTGACGTGAACCGTGTCTCCCTCAGCTAGAATGTACGGCGAATTGACAATCACTTGCGATTGGCTCGTTAGCCTCACGACGTTACCGGCGAATTCCATGGCGGAAAGTCCATCCTTATGAAAAATTTCAATGTTTGAATTTTGTTTGATGTTCAGGTAGGAGTCCTTTAGCTGAAAGGTTAAACCTCGGTTCTTTGTGAACCACATTTTAATTTCCTCATCGCCATCGAATAGGATGTAGTGAGCTCCCTCGTATTCAAAATCCGAGCTCTTTTGTAGCTCTTCCTTAATGTCATCTCCGATTTCTTGGATTTGACCGTATTCTGGAGAGTACAGATTGCCGTTATTAAAGATGACCTCAACTATCGAACCTTTTTTTGGAATTGACAATGACCCGGCCTTAGCGTCCTGACCAAAGAAGGTCGACTTTTTCATTGGCACTGCCCATGGAATATCGTCCGCTTCAAGATTATCGAACACGCTAAACACTCTAACCTTACAGCGACCCTCCTTTAATGGATCCATGATGTTAATTACTTCGCCCAAGTACTTGGTCACGACGAATTCTGCACCGGTCGGATCTTTTACTATTTCTTGACTTGCTCCTATCATATATTAAATTAGGTTTATGGATAAACATCACCAAGGTCACCAGGCTTAGATTCCTTTTTGGGATCGTAATCGCTACCGCCGGCCAATTTAATGGATCCAGGGTAAACGTCATCTTCGAGTCGAGATGCTGTACTTGGACCAACCGGCGAAGTTCTACCAAAAACTCGATTCGTTCCTAGCACTTCGGTTGTTCTATTATACACGTTTTCCGCGACTTTGTTTTCGAGACCCGTTTGTAATTGATTGGTTAAGTCTCCGATTATTCTTCCCGGTAAGCTCAGGGCGCTCGATAAGAACCTTTGAGCTCTGCTGGTTAAGCTGTTCGCCATTCCTGCGAAAATTCCAAGAGACGCATAGTTAGAGTCCTCAGCCCATTCCTCCTCCTCGGTGACCCATTCTGCTCTAATCTTAAATGACGTGCTAAACGGCTTTTCCTCAATGTATGCTTTTATCTCAGAGCCGCTAGTTGCTCCTCCGAGAGTTTCAGAAAAATCAAACTCGCATCTACTTAGCCTGAATTTTATTTGATACAGACCGGTCTTTTGTCCGTCCGCTTCAGAGAGTCGATTGTTTCTATCGTTTAGATCCCTTATCTCGAATAGAGTAACTGTCATATCAAAGGTTCTTAGGTTATCGGGTAGGGTGTAGCACATTCTCTCCTGATCGTATATTGCATCGCGATATGCCTTTGCGAATCTGAGTAACGGTTGTCTTACTGAGTCCAGACAGTTAATGGTTAATTCGACTCTCTTGTCTCCCTCCTTTACTCGTTGAGCGGACTTCCATAATTGATCAACTCCTTGGATGGATTGAAAATACCATGGACTATCCTGCAATTCGCTCAATAACAGTATCGCGTTCAGCAATCTATCCCTATTAAATGTTCTCTCTGTCGAGTATCGAGCTAGCCAATCCAAGGCACTCATTTCAGTATTCGCATACGCGTTTGCATTAGCATCGGTTAGCGCAGGTCGAAGTAACATGTCAAATGTTATTCCGGCAGTTTTAGCGGTTGACAATATTCCTGGAAAAAAATCCAAATCAAATGTCAAAAACACCGGATCTTGAACGTCAAATAACGAACTCTTTACGAATTGTTTGTACCGCTTAGGTCCATTGATTAATTGTGCCATACTTATTTCTTAAGTTCCATTTTTGGTTCGGGTAGCCACTCCCTACGAGTTAAAATCATAGTAGTTGAAAATCTACTATTCCTAACATCGGCTTGTGAATTGTAGTGATACGTAATGCTCTTAACGTAATACGCGCCACTTAAGTATTCATCCTCATACATCAGAGAACCCTTAGCCGTTGCCTTATCCTCTAAGTCAGAGGCAGTTGATTTAGCATCAAGCTCGTCCTTTGCATTTTCAAGCCCGACTTTTTTGATTTGGTCCGAATATATCTTAACGATCACTCGACTACCTCTAGCTACGTTATTATTCATTCCGACCAGCTTAACCTTTAATTCCGTTCTCGAAATGTCTTCTCTATTATGAGAGTTTATCAATTTTGCAAATTTGTAGTTTGCGTGAGAATTTCCATAATCAGTTCCCATCCATTTGACCACGTAGTTTTGAGTGTAATCAGTAAGTTCAGGTTTCGGATAGGTTAATTCTCCATCGTTTGAAGGTTTGGACAGCGGTTCAACGAACCAATCCTTAACCGGTGAAGCCTCGCCGTGTTGGTAGAACTGAACCTTCTTCTTAAAGCCTTCTCTCTTTAGTACGCTACCGTTTTCGCCAACTAGTGAAAACTCAGTTATTGTAAATTCTGAGTTTGGCGGATTTATTGGACCGTTCGATAAGATTATCGGAGTTTGGAGATCGTCGGCCACCGTCTTATTTCCATTCTTGGATTTGCTCAAATCCAAGTAGTCAGTGGATACTGACGAATACCCCATTTCAGGTTTTTCCTTTCGATCATAGGGTTTTAGCTGAGTATCAACATTCACGAGAGTTAGATTGTATCGACGATCAATGAAACACTCAAAGAATGAAGTCTCATTCTTATAAGTATGATCGGCAATGTTCTTTATGAAATTAGAATAATTCAAATTCGGATTTATCCAAGTCATTGAATCGTTAAATGATTCTTCGTTTGATGCGTATCCGAGCCCAAGCTCTTCAGCTATTTTCAACAGTGCGTCTTGTGAAGTCATCTTATTATACGATTTCACGAAATTACTGTTCAATTTCGGAACGTAGAGTTCTCCGAAAAAATCGTATCGGGTTAAGTTTAGTCTTATTGGAATTGAATGGAAGTCCGATATTAAAAAAGTTTGGCACAGACTCACTAATTTTGGATGACTTGGCGCAATGTACACAGTGATCAACGGATTGGTCTTTGGGAAATTAACTGAGGTCAACGTTCCCATTGGGTCAATTATTGATATGTGTATCTTTGGCAAAAACTCATCATAGAATAGGCTAACTGACACAAGGTCAGATGCGGGTATTCTAACGTTTCCGATCTTAACTAATGGATATGTTCTACCTAGATTTTTTGAATAGCCTGTTCGGTCCGGTGTTCTGATCGGATTTTCTTGGGTTTCCAAGTCAAGCATGTCTATGACTGGCGGAGTTAATCGAGCTTCCTTTTTAATTAATATCGTATTCGATAAGTCCATTACTTATTAGTCGTCTTATTTTTAACTAGGCTCGCAATAAGTTTAGTTCTTGAAATTGGATCAGGACAGTCCTCTTTTTTAATTGAGGTCACATCATTTCCAAACACGATTTTTCCATTAACTACTTTAACCGACTCATCCTTAGCAACGGTGGTCGGTGCAACGACCTGACCGTACTTTGAGGTCAAGTAATCAAGTCTCTTTTTATCCTGAGCGGTGGATGGCTGAATTGCAGCCGTCTTCTTTTTCTTTCTGGTCGAAGTTTTCCAATTATTATCGGATCCGTTAATCTGAGTAGGGTCAGTTAACATCGACGAAAGAACTGCTCCGTCCGGCACAACTATAATATCGTTAACGTTTATTGAAAATGGATTAGATATGCCATTGTACTTTAACAATACACACATGAAATTCGAGGCTTGATAGAAAAATTTTGAAATGAGATCGCCTCTCATTTGAATTCCTTCTTCAACAACGTATCGTTTACCTTGATTCACTTTTACTCCAAAGAATGAAACGCTACGCCTAGTCAAATCAACAACCTTATCGCCATTAGTTTTAGTAAACTCTCTTTTTTTAGTAAAAATTGAAAGATCAATCATAATTAATTAGTTATTTCCGTATTGACGTTGATAGTACATTAACAACAGACTATCATCAAGCACATTAGAGTTTGAGTCAGCTGTGAATTTGCCGGTGCCTACTGCCGGTATTCCGTAACCTGATAAGAATCTGTCCCTAAATCTCTCGTATCCTTTCTTTGTTTCGGCCTTCATTCCGTTATAAATTCCTTCTAACTTATCCGGTGTGTTGTTCGAAGAAGTTAAATCATTCCATAACGCATTATTATCTTCACCGAAAGTATCCTCTGACGTGGAAGTTCTTAATGCACCTGCCGTTAATCTAGTTTCTCCATGGTTAAGCATACGTTCAATCGCTGTCTTATCCCTAGGTTTACCCTGTTTTAGGGTGACCTGGAATTGAACTCCGGTCGGAAAATCGTCCGGCCCAAGCTCTTCATCCCAAATCATAGTAGTTTCACTACAAATTAAATCACCCATTACAAAGATCGGGTTCATTGGATTTCCAACCACTAGATGCCATTCACCGACCGGTCTATCAGATAGAGCCGACTTTATTGAAATTAGTTCAGGTAGTGCTCCACCCAGCATGTCCTTGCTCATTATTCCGGCCTGAATGCTTCTTTTTCCAGCTTCAATGAATCCATTCTGGAAATTACTTGAAACTGTCTGTGATGTCGCCAATAAGTTCATTAGAATTTTTGAGAACTCTTCCGTATTATTTCCGCTGAACGTTGTACCCCAGTTAGTCAATATCTGACCAATTGCCTCCGTCATTGTAGGGTTAAATTTTAAACCAGTTTTTGGGAAGTAACGAGCAAGTTGTCCCAAGAACTGAGCATCCTGATAGGTCAAGTTCAAGAAGTTTGAAATCACGTCTAGCGCTGCAATCTTTGGACTAACTCCATTAAATGATCTGAATGAATAGTGAAAATTTATAGTAAAAGAGGTTTTCCAACTTTGAGTTTGTACGCCACGATCGCGTCTAGAAGATTGTGTGATAACGTTTACCGGTCCGTATATTCTATTCCAATAAGGACCTGATGTTGAATCATACAGATTTTTTTGATAATCTATAATCTTTTTCTCGTATCCGCTTAATTGACTTAACTGAGCATCACTTCCAGCAAAACCAACGTACGCAGCTTCAATCGTTTTTGCGATTGCGGCTCCACCGTTCAATCCATTAAGAATTTTAAGAATCTCAGTTAATGTGATCTCATTACCGTCTATCGTTTGACCGGTTGCACCATCAATTGCATTGACC